ACTGCGGCGTTCCCGACCGAGGTGATGTGCCCGGTGAGATTGGCATTAGTTGTAACGTTACCAGCAGTTAATCCAGACGCCGTCCCAGTTACGTTGGTCATGACACCCGATACCGGTGTGCCCAGAGCAGGTGCAGTCATTGTTGGACTTGTTAATGTCTTGTTGGTTAATGTTTCAGTACCTGTCAACGTGACAAAATTATCATCACTGAGCGCGGTGTTAAACTGAGCCACGGTACCAGACAACGTGTTACTGGTGAGATTAACTGTTTTGTTGGTCAGTGTTTCTACCCCAGCCAATGTAGCAAAATCTGCATCACTGAGCGCGGTGTTAAACTGAGCCAAGGTACCAGACAACGTGTTACTGGTGAGATTAACCGTTTTGTTTGTTAACGTGTCGGTTGTTGCTTTACCTACCAATGTGTCGGTTGCCGCTCCATTATACCACTTTAAAGCACCTGCGTTATTCCAAACATCGCCAGTTACGGGCGAGGAGGGGTCGGCAGCGCCTACGGTAAGCTTGATGCTTGCAGTACTTGTGCCACTTATCACCGTGGACAGTTTTCCCGTCATTGCGATAGTTCCGTCGCGGTCCACCTTGTCGGTGTTCAGCGCACTAAAGTTATCGTCAACCTCAGTATTTGTTAACGGCGACCCCTTGGTATTTCTTAGTGTTAATGACGACATCTTCTATCCTCTGGTTGTAATAATTTGTTGTAACATGATTTTAATTTCTGCTATTTCATCTTTAACTATATTTATACTCGTTTCAAGTTCTTTCATTCGTAAGGCATTCAACTGTTTTGCCTTGTATGCCAACAATCCAGCTGTATCTGTGTTGTGTATCGCCTGGCTGTTGGCATCACGCCTAATCTTGCTTATTTCCATATTATGCCATGAGAGATAACGCTCTCATGCTGTGAATTGTCGGTGTGTATTGTGTGGCAGTACTCAACAACACAATTTTTATAGCAAACGTACCAAATTGAGTGAACGACACGCCTCCCTTGGTGTATTCATACACCCCTGAAGAATTAAGTCCCCCAACTGATGTGTCCTCGTCATGCCCATTTTTATTCAACTTGTACATGTATTCTCCTGCGCCCAATCCTTCTCGATTTGAACTTTCATTCATGCGTGTCCATGGACGTGTTCTTATGTCTGTGGCATCTCCTGGAGCAAGAAACTTTCCATAGACTCCGACAGAAGTACCACTAGGTATAGTCGCATCCAAATATACAATTAAATCATCTGCTTCTTGACCAGACCCCAGTACAGTATACCGAGTATGGTATTTTGCGTTCCCCAGTACATCGGTCGCTTCATAGTCAACCGTCAACACATTATTCGTGGCATCAACGACTATTGCAGAATTTTCTTCCAGCGTCATATGAGTGGCATCAACTAGGTTTGCCACAATTCCAATCACCTTTCCAACGCCTCTATCTGAGGAATCTCGAAGAACGGCTCCAGGAATAACTTGATTGATATATGCAGTAGCGGTGCCAACAACTGCTTTTACACTTGTTGAGGCAATGGCAGAAGTTCCTGATATTGTTTTTTTGTTACTCTTAATAACATTTTCATAGCCAATAATCTGTGATTTTGCAATATCAACAATGGGAGAAATGTTTGTATTACTCGTTGACATGGTTGCCTTAATCATCAATGTCCCATCTTCATCATCATCGGCAATGTCTAATCCCGAAGCACCAACACCAACTTCATATGAATGAGAATAAATTACTTTTTCTTCATCCAAAGGAGACAGCTGTGAGTTTTTTGACAATACTGAATATGTCGCTGGCTCTACTTCAGATGAATTCCAAATCTTTTGCTCAAGTGTCACAGATGAATCTGTGAACTCAATGAATGAAATAGCTGAAGCAATTTTATGTATGTATTTTCCTTCAATGTCTGTGGTGTATGGCTCCAATGTCACGGTTGCTGTTTTATCTTGAACATATACTGTGGCAGATGCCAGTGCAAATAATGAAACAGCATCAAGCACCAATGTTGTAGCATTGGTTATACTTGCTACCGTACCAATGATTCCGTTGTTTGTTTTAATTAATACATCACCCACTGCGATATCTGATGTAAATGCCGTCCCTGACCCTGTTACTGTTGTACTGGAAGTTGATGCGGTCACGGTTCCTTGCACAACCTTACCTACGGAAATCGAAGCATCTTCAGCAAATGTTCCTGATGATATTTCCGTATGGGCTACACTATGTATTGGATCGTATATCTTAACGGTGCCAATACCGGTTGATGAAATGATAACATCACCGACTTCTATAGTACTTGATGCATCGACAATGCCAAGGTAATCAACTTTTTTATTCTTTAGATATAACACACTAGTATTATCATCAAACAACGCCTTATATATTGTGAACTTCATATCTCTTGTTTCTGATACCGTCCATTTCACACTGTTCGATGAAATATACAATCGTCCAGCTGATGGTTGTTTGTCAATCTTTTCATTTGTGCCAAGCTTTGTTTGCCCCAATTCTGCTGTCCATATTTCATACCCCTCACGCCCACCTGCGGGGAGTAGAACTATTGCATATTCTTCACTATTCTTTAGATACAAGGGTGAAGTAAAAGTGAATTGTGTGGCAGCCGAGGCATCAGATGATGCATTGACATCTTTCGGATACAGCGTCACGGTACTTAATGGCAATATCACATCACCGGGATTTCCGTTCACCGTCTGACGAATTTGTAATGTAATGGGGATGTTTGCATCAGTGGGCTTTGCTTTAAAATACACATCAATTTTTGTAATGAACAACCCATTCGTATATCCGGATACAAAGAATGTTTGTGCAATGGGATCTTTGAAATTTGCTGTTGATGGATTCACTGTTGTTATGCGTTCAACAGATAATTCTCTGGGAGATGTTGCACGTGCAAATGTAACATTTGGATTTCGTGTTGATGAAATTCTCCCTGTGTCATATGTGATTGCTCCATATGATGAAAATGTTGTAACAGCCACACAATCTGTTTGTGCTGTGGGGTCAGATGCATTGTTGGTTACAACAAACAATCTCACACCAGTTTTAAATGTTTCTGGGGGGACACGGAACACACCAGAAATTTCTCCTGATGCATCCGTTAGCAACGTGGACCCAAAAGAATTGCTCACTTGCATTCTGCAATAGGCAGCGACACTTTGCCCATCAAAGAAAGGAAACACAACGGTATTTGGTTTTAATCCCTTTACATTGAAAGAAATCGTCACACTTCTCATGTAGGGCAATGGTGCTTCAGTATCTTGTACAATAGTTCCATCTGCTGCGATAAATGTCATGGGAATTTTTTATTAAATTTGGTATGATGATGTTTCAGCTTGTAACATGTTTTCGCGGCTGAATTCTCCCCCACTCAGTCCTAGATCGCGCCAGACCCAGCCGCCACCGCCACTACCACTGGGGACAGTTTCTTCGGCCGGCGCTGTATAATCTTGCGGTAGTACTACTGGTGTTCCTTCCACTTTTATAACAGGGACTTCATAAATTTCAGCCGGCAGGTCTGGCGGCTGGAACGGGCCGAACGGCGTTTGTTCACCACCACCACAAGTGAGTTCTATAAAGATTTCTTTCTCTATTATTTTCTCTACTATTTTCTCCACTGTTACTATTTCCTGTACTACTCTATCTATGTACACTATCTCTGGAACAGGAATACCCACTGTCACCTGAACTTCTTTCTCTTGAATAATTGTTCTAATAACTTCCACATTGTTATAAACAATTTGTGGAACAAATTGTGTGATGATTTCTGGATGAGAGCGATGTTCAAACCAAATATCTTCTGCAGGAACTAGCCCAATGTTGCCCTCATACCCATACACAACATTGTTAGTGACCTGTATTGCTTCTGACGCATATGGGTTCTCGGAGAACACTTCATGAACAAATGCCAGTGTTGCAATATCACCATCACTCGGCACATTAACGGTGGAAGGCCTCATGTCTGTTGCAAGAATTGTTTCAGTAATTCCAGTATACGTAACCAACCCGGTACTACTTGAAGTTTGCCCCACAACCGCATATGTTGCATTATCAACAAACGTTCCTGTAACCTCGGTCAAATATAAACGCACCCATTTGTAATTTCCACCACGTGCAATTTCCACTGCATGTTCAACAACACCAGTAGCACCAGATGTGGCTTGCACAACCGATTCACCGACGGCATATTTTCCAGCTGATACTGTTTGGCGAACAACAATGGAACAATCTTTGGGCTTCAAGTAAATTCCTGAGCTAGTAGCACTACTGTATTCCAAATCAATGCTGTCGGAATCTACACGCGCAGTAAGAATTCCCCCACTCACTAAACAATTATTTGTAGGATTTTCTAAATTTAATTTATCTGTGCGTTCAAATGAATCAACCAAAATGCCATTCTTAAATCTCTCATCGCCAGCAGAATTATACAATAATGCATTGATGGTTTTTTGTTCTAAGAATGTTAATTTTGTCAATGTTTCTAGATTCTTGAGCTTTTTATCAATTACTCCAATATCAGCCATTGTAAATCTACGCTGCAACTCTGCTTGTGAAAATCTAGTAGCTGTTGATGGGCGTGAACTTTCTTTTGCCATTTTTGGTGACAACGCAGGGAACGGAGGAAGTAATACCGTTCCTAAATTCATGCAATTATTGGGCTGGGGCGGTGCCTCGGGACGTACTGCCGGTGTTCCATTAACAACAGAAAAATTACCATCAACATCTAATATAACTCTGTCAATGCGTCCAATATTCCATTCAATATCCGTTGTCAAGCTTTCAGTTGGATGGGGAATGAACATTGGTGTAAACCCAGTGAATAACTTGGGATGAAGACCACTTCCCACAGTTGATGTTTCTGTATACGTAACAGGATTAATGGTGGCAGAAGTTATTGTTGATGTAACTGTGGATTTATTGGCAACAGTAGGACGGAAATCTAAACAGTTACGTAAATCATAAGAAACACCGTTGGTACTGTTGAATATTGGGATTTGCTCCCATTTAATTTGTGACGCCGATGCTGCGACGCCTTGTGTGGGCAATGGATATGAATCAACACAGAAGAACGCACCAGCAGAATGTATGAAGTGATCTAGCTGAATAACATACCGACTTTCAGGTATCAATACTGCAGACAATGTTGCCATATCATATAAGCCATCCTTCTGCCCATTTTTTATAGATACTTTGTCTGTGATGTCTGTTCCTGAAGATGCAATTGATGCCCATGCTGTGGATGTTGTTCCGGACTTCACATAGTCAATGGCAATTACATCGTACAAGCCCAATGATGGAATGGTATCAAAGCTGTTTGTTGCCATGTTCCAATTTGGATGAGCAGCGGTCAATGGTACTGCTGTAGCTACAACGGCAGCATTCGCAAACAACGTAATGTTTCCAGCGGTCGTGGTAGCATCATTCTTGGGGAGTACAGATGCCACTGTTCCCAGAAGAACATATTTTGTGGTATACGTTAATCCTGTTGGTGTTCCCGCTGTGGTAACAATTGCTGTGCCATCTGTGTTTGTCAATGTAAATGCTGAAATGGCACCAGCACTCCCTGTTACAGCAGACACCGTGTAAATATTGCCTGTAACGTATCCCGTGATTGACCCAGTTCCGCCATATGTTCCTGTTATTGTCACTCGGTCACCAATCACTAATGAAGATGCACCACATGAGAATGCACCACTAGTGTTTGTAATTACAATGGTGCTTAGCTCATTTTTATACAGTTTACTTCCCACGGGGCAATCTTCTGTTGTGATGTCAACCCCAGCAGCAGCGTTATACGACCCTAGTGTGACAGTGGTGGACCCTGTTGATGCTGTTCCTGCCAAATAAGAAGATCCTGCGGTGATTACCCCGAGTTTTTTTGTTGTTTGTAAACGAACCAATTTGTCAGCACTCAACGTTTTTGTACGAGGAGACACGTTCGACCGAGTAACTGATACAACAACCGTGACAGTACCACCTGCTATCAACACAGAAGATGTGGCAGGGGTGTATACATTGAGTGCTAACGAAGTTCCAGAAGAAACTGCAACTGTTGTATCTCCACTCGTCATATCAATCATCTGTCCGGGCTCGTAACGAATTACTGAGCCAGAAGATGTTGTTATATTTGTTTCTGCGACAACAATAAGTTCGCCTAAAATAGTTGAATTTGGTGCAGCTGAAAAACTCAATGTCTCATCACCGCTAAGTGACACTGTAACAACTCCACTTGTAGACACTGTGTTTCCTGTAATTACCTTTCTATAGACGAACTCGTTGTCCACTGAAGATGGCTGTAGTGTCTTTATATAATCATATGCAGTTGGAATAACAAATGGTGAGTATTTGGTATCTAGCAATGTTGCGGGGGTCGAAGCAATGTCAGCATGAAAATCTATGGATCCATTATTATAATATACGCCTAACACAGATGAAAATGCACCCCCTGTCATGTTAACATCATACAAATATAACTTGTATTTACATGCTGCCGCAGCGTTTGTTCCGGAATGATATGCCATTGTTGCAATTCTAGCTGTTCCGATTTCACTCCCCGCTGCTGCCTGTGCTGAATAGTCTCCGTCTGTTACAGCACCTGCTGCACCTGACCGCAATGAAACTAACGCTCCATTCACCGGGAGAGTTCCACACACTTCATCAACAATGACATAATTACCATAGGCGGTTGATAACGAAATTGACTCGCGCGTCAAACTATCTAAAGGCTTAACAACCTCAAGATATTTTGTAGCAAACAATTCATATTCAAACCCTCGAACATAGGCTTTACCTGGCTCAACACCTAATGCCAACGATCCTAGGTTGCCCCCTTGCCCAGATGTGTATACACCATCATTGCTGCCTGATTTCAAATGTTCCCGAACATTATATGCAAAAGGAGTAACAACATAATCTCCCGACTCATCATATGTTCTGCGTGCCAATGTTTTATTTAATTCTGCATATTGGGTTCTATCATATCTACGACTTATTGCACCAACACTAACTTCATATAAAATAAAGAATCCTTCAACAGGCTCGGTAATGGGAAATTTTGTAAGAACTGTTGCCAACTTATATCTGTCAGCACCGGGAGCAGTATAGTTAAATGCACCTTGTGCGGGGTCTAGCAATGTATCATCATCCTCTGAAGTGACAATGAGTTCTTCCACGAGGAATCCAACTTTCTTTGATGGTGTTGCACTAAATTTTTCAAGTACAATTGTTTGTGAATAATGACGAATAAAGTTACCATTGGCATACACGATGCCATCACCTACTGAAAACAACGAGCCTTTTGTAACAGGTGTCTGTGAAGCATCAGCAACAGAAAGTGTTACTGCATCATCTGATTCCAATTCAAGAACTTCATCGGCGACAAACGTAGTTGATGCGCCAGACGTTCCTTGTGAAATGTATTGTAAAAATACTGCTTTGTGTTCAGTTACTTCACTCCCCGTTGATGTTTTTCGTACAATTGCGCGCACACCATTGGTGCGTCCTACCAGTACTTTGTTTTCTAATGCCAACAACGCTGCATCTGTAATTGCAGTTCCATCAACATCATCATCAAGGATTTTTATAACATCAACATTGAAATTTGTGGATTCAGGGCATCCAGAGATGACACTACCTTCCTTGAAGATGTTGTCACTAAACCGCTTAATTTGGTCTTGAAGAATGGTTTGTAGCTGTGTTAATTCTCTTGCTTGGACAGCATACCCCGGCTTAAACAATACTTTGTGAAAGTTATTGGTTTCATCAAAATCATCAAAATATGGGTAGGTATTTAAATTAAGTTTAGCCATGTTTCCTTAAAAGTTGATATATAATTTAATTGTCTCTGTTTGCTCTATTTGTCGAGCAAGTGAGGCGATGTTGTTTAAATAAATGATGTCGCCCGTTCTTTGCCCAATTTCAGGAGGTATAACTTCAGTGAGTGTAAGCCCTGAAGTACTCTCGGTGTCATTTGTTAACAGGGTGCTTGTTGTCAATGTAGTATTTATCACAGGTAACAGATAGACTGTGTTTCCACTTACATACGATACAATAAATGAGCCATTATCATCTGAAGAAATTTCATCATCCAAATTGTATTCTGTACCATCAGGCACGGTTATTACATGACAGGCATTTCCTGTGTTTGAATTAAACAATGTTTCATTTGAATAATCTCTGATGTTTTTAATAACACCATATTGTCTAAAATCGTTATCAAGAAAGAAGTCAGTTAGAAAATCTTCAACATTTACTGATATCCCTAAAGTTGTAGCAAAAAGTTCTTGGGGAATATTTGAGCCATGCCCGCCCTGAGGAGAAATCGTTGCTTTCAATGCAGCGCCCGTGCCATCTCCGCTAATCAACACATTGGCAAATGTATATCCAGAACCACGGTCTGTAATTGTGACAGCAGTGATGACACCTGCTGTAGCTACCACAGACGCAGTAGCCCCACTTCCATCTCCTTCAATAACCACAGACGTTGTTGACGTTAAATAATTTGTGCCGCCCACTATAATTGAAATCAAATCTATTTGACCAGATGTGGCAACTGCATATCCTGCAACATTTTGATTTATCACATTGGGCAAATCTGTGGTTTCAACAACAGTTGATGCCAATGCTCCCGATCCATCTCCGATGATAAGAACAAATGCAAAGCTATATCCAGATCCGCCATTTGTTACAGCAATAGATGTTATTACACCTGTGTCCACTGTGGCAGTTGCTTCAGCGCCAACACCATCACCTATAATTAATATATTTACACTAGACGTGTATCCTGTGCCACCAGCGTCACAAATGATTTCACTAATTGTTCCATTATGGTCAAATCGTGTTGATGTACCATAGAATTTTATTGGAATAAAATCATCGTTTAAAAATTTCGTTCTATCTGCTGTAGGAACTTCATAAATTAATTGCCACGTATATCCATCAGCTAATGTTTTAGGGCCAAGTTCTGAGAACGCCGGCTTCGTTGTTGATGCCGTGTCATTATCATTATCTAAACACTTGTAGATGCGGTAATTATCAGTGTTAAAAACATAAAAATCTTCATCAGACAAATCAGCGTCATCGGTATAGGCCATATACACGGTACCTGTTTCCCAGTCAACCCGTCTTACCATTAAACACGTGTCACTCGGATTGATTTTCTTTACGCCCATAATATTTCTTTTTGCAGCAGAATCCACCATACGAGTGTCTACGGGTGTATCTGGCGTTGAATCAACTGTTTCAAAATATTGTGCATTGTTGCCTGTACCCGTGATGTTAACAGTACTTCCCCCAGAAGTTGCCGAGACCTTAAATGCGTTGGCAGTTAATCCTGAAGCAATAACATAATATGTTGTTCCTGAAGTTAACCCAGTAGCAGAAGTGCCGCCGCCATTATAATAGACCACTTCCCGCCCCGCAGTTAACCCATGAGCAGCATAGGCAAACGTATCAGTTGCAATTGTAACACCTGAAGTAGGAATTGTTAAGCTAGCCCAGACTGTTGGTTTGCCCAGGAACACATAAAAATAATCTCGCGGGTTCGGATAATTATACAATGTAAATGTATTCACTGTTACCGTTTGTGTCAAGGGTCCAGTGAATAGAAAAGTTCCCAGTGCCATGGGTGTTTGTAAATTGATTGCCGTTCCTGCTGTGGCATTTGCCAATGACGTAGCGAATTTAACTGTGTCATCATCAATCTTAATAATATAATATATCGTGCCTTCTGTTAACCCAACAACGGATCCAGTGGTCGCTGCTTCATACCGAACATCATTACCTGTTCCAAAGCCATGTGCTGCTATTGTCACTTCGTTACTCGTAATATTAATATAATCGGTATCGGTGTCTACTAACAAATACACGGTGCCTGTGCCAGTAGTAAGAGCAATTGCTGTTCCCGCAGTGGCGTTTGCCAATGAAGTTGCCAACTGTAGTGTGTTGGCAGTAAGAGTAATTACATAATATGTTGTTTCATTCGTTAGTCCAGTAATTGCATCGCCGCCATTCTGATAATATGTTACAGAATCACCAGTTGTAAACCCATGGCTCGATTTTGTGATTACATCAGTCGCATTATTTACAGCGGTATACGAAAATGTTATTCCTGTGAGTTCAAAGGTGGTTTCTTCATCACCCGTGGCAGTATGCAAATCAATGGTTGTTCCATCAAGTGCATCAAAATCTTCAGTTGATACTTTATCACCATCGACATATACATCAATCCTCCCAGGAGTATATGCCAAAGTATGACCTTTGATATCATCTCCTGAGAAGGTGGTTGTATTTTCAACAGCAGTAAATGTAAACATTGTAGAATCCAATGTGTTGAGCGTGTTAAGCTCACCATCTGGTACATTTAACGTGCTGACAATATCTCTATGAAAACTACGAGCTAATTCCGTACGGAATCGAATCGGCAATAAAGAAGCCATTATATTTTATTATGAGAGTGTTACTGTCCAAGTGATTGTCATCGCATCTGACGCACCTTTGTTTACCACGGAGAATACTGTGCGGCATAACACTGTGCCAGCTGAAGCAGCATTGAAAATACCTGCTTCAGTGATTGCGCCAGTTCCTGTACCTGCTGCGAACGTAGCCACATATGTCACTGAATCATTTGCAGTTGATGATGTGGCCTGTGCTGAACTTGTAAGAGCGGTACGCGAACTAGCAACTGCTGCTACGAGAGCTGTTTGCCCTGCTGAAGCTGCCGTTGTACTTGTGCCAACTTCCATGTATCCCATGACCGTGGCAGAAGCACCAATCATGCGTGATGTAATGTATCCCTTGCCCACTGTTACAACTAAGTTGTCACATTCTCTTGTTTCCTTTACAACACCATTTTCGTCATGCAGAACGATGGTTAACTTACCTGTTGCTTTTAATGTTTCTTCCATTTTTGTTGCTCCTGTGTTCCTGTGTGTTTAAACTACCGTATTAAAAACTTACGCTACCTACGTAATCGCCATTGACATATGGAGAGGCGGAATATCTACCATTTACAAAGTAACTCTCTACCCAACCAGATGGGGTGTCAACTATTGTTATTGAATCTGTGATACTGTTACTAGTATTTATAACAGGTGTAGAATCTCCCACGGTCAATGTATCTGTAATATCTACGGGAATTACAAGTATTGCGTCTAGACTATCACTTGATGTGACCGTGTCAGAAGCAACCAGAATATCTGAAGACACCGATATGCCATCTGTTATCACCTGTGAATCTGTTATTGCCGTTCCAATATTGAACAATGGTGAGTCTGACGTAATTATCGTATCACCCACACCCAATGTTGTTTCAATAAACAGTGAATCGTTTATTGTATAACTATCACTATATGCCATTGATGTGCTTAATACAGTGGCATCAGAAACAGTTATATCTTCTTTTAAATCACTAGATGCATCATTTGCCTGTAAGAAACTAGTAGATAATGAATCTGTTGTGGTTACCGTGTCTGATAAGTCTACAAAATACACAATGTTAGCGGTAACGCTATCACTTGTTGTTACTGTATCTGTAGTCAATGTTGAAGATATACTCTTGGAAACCGTCTCTGTTACCGTCACCGTGTCTGTGAGGTGACGATATCCTAAATCAGTTGGGAGTACGTCTGTTAATATATCAGTAACGGTCACATTGGCAGCAATGATATCTGTCAGTTGTACTTCGGCAAACATCTTGAATCCTGCCGGGTGCGAACTTGCCAAATATGTTGCTTTCCACGTATTTAATGCCTTTGTTGTTCTTACCACATAGGAGTATGGCTGGTAAAAATGGTTATCTTGAACTTTAACACTGTCTGACAAGAATCCTGAGTTGTCTTTATATTCACCCGGTGCATGATATACATATCCTGTATTAAACACAATGCTTGCCAACGAGCCTTGTTCCGACACTCGGGTTCTATAACTTCTAAGAAATGTTAGCCCAGTGATGGTGCCTGCTGTAGTGGCAATTGCCACACCTGCGGGGGTTACCAATGTGAAACCAACAGCCATGGTTGAATGTGTTAAACTACTGTTTATCGCAGAAACTTTGTATTCTGTCCCTGTTGTATACCCAATGATTGTTCCAGTACCAGCGAGTGTTCCCGTTACCCTCACCGAGTCACCTACCGTGATTGCTGTATCAGCACATAGGAATGATCCTGTTGTATTGATGACATCAAATGTACCAGATTTTTTAGTGTATGTCACCCCGGTAGGAGTACCCACAGTTGTAACAATCGCCACGTTTGCTGTGGTTGTCAACGTGAATGTCGTTGTACCATTTGTGGCAGAAATCTTGTATTCTGTTCCTATCGTGTATCCAGTAATTGTTCCTGTTCCGCCAAATGTTCCTGTTATTGAAACAATGTCGCCTACCACCAACGTGGAAGCAGCACAAGAGAACGCTCCCGCAGTATTTGTGATTGCTACGCCAGTCAACCTGTTGCTTGTCAACACATTGCTGTTAATAACATTTGCAGAATGTCTACTTCGTAGTTGAACAGTGAATTGAGTAACAGGGTCACCTTCATCATCTCTGGATAAGAACTTTTCACCAGTGTCAATGATACTTAAATTTTGTAATCCTCCTCTGGTTGGTGCCGATGCATAATCATTCCCAACTGTGTAATCTGATAAGAAATATTGTTCAAATCCGGTATTGAGTGTTTTGATAACACGAATAACCGCGTTATTTTCTATTTCATCATATACATATGCTCCCGAACCGGTTGTAACAACCGTGTATTCACCCGCGAAATATTGTCCTTCAACACCAGTTTCACTCACAGAATATGAATCGTCACGCCGAAATTTAGTTCCTCTATTAGGAATACTTGCAACACTCACTAATTGTTTTGAAATTGTCCCGTAAGTTGTGTCATCAAGCTCAACGTAGATATGACTATCTCTGTTACCTAACGTACTAGGGAACGTAGTATCAGGGTCTACAATAATAGTGCTCGGAAACACATAGTCAGGATTAATATCCACTTCTAATTGATATATGAATGGACGCGAAGTGCCATATACATCAAAACAGCGAGTTTGAACTGTACGCTCAATGCTCCCCGCTCCTGCTATAAATTCTATGTAACGGATGACAATTTCTTTTTCGGCTAGTTCAAAAATGTCCTCATCGGCGAAATTAGTTGTTTCCACCTTGATGATTTTTTTTCTAGACCAACGACCATCTGAGGCGCGCAGAGTGTAATCTCCGGGATAGGCAACAGATGCCGTGTCATTGAACATGAAACGGAAAAACATTTCTGTTGAATTTTCTGCTCCCTTTCCTTCATAATATTGATTGATATACTTTAATAATCTACGATTATCAACAATTGTGTCATTGGGGATGTCATGTGTGAATTGAGCACGATAATACGGGAGAAACACGTCAAGTGTATTATCAACATCGGTCCAATATGATGAATTTAAAAGAGCATCATGCACTTCACCCGGTTCTTCAAGAAACTTATAATAATGTTCCAAGAAGGTGACAAATGCGGGATACTCCGCCCGCACAAACGCGGGTAGTTGTCCTGAAATTAAATGATGTATCTTTTTCTTTATCGTCATTATTATGCAGTATATGGTGTTGAATTAAACACTAATCCTGAAGTAATATTTGCATCGGCATCACTTACACTATCATCCAAGGTAATAATGGTGTTTATTGCGGGTCTTGAAGCCACTGCAAAGGTTGAAGTATCCGATGTTCGAACAATGTTTGATGTGATGTTTTGATATAATGGCTGCGGCCGGCAGGTAAGATATAATTCATTGACTCCGCCTAAATATGCCGTAACATTAACATTTGACAAGGTTACTATTCCAGAAGCGTAATTAATTGTTCCCACTTGTGTAACCGTGGCGCGAGTAACAGAATCTACAAAATATATCTTTCCAGTTCCTGTATCACTTGCCGTTGTATCATCACTGTAATCTTGTAAAAATCCAGAATATACTAAGCCACTTATCGTCGCTTGAAAATTTGAACTGCGAAATGTTTCAGGACTAATTGCTGTGAGAAAATTCAATATTTTTGAATAGGCAGTTTTTGTATCGGTTACAATTGCAATTCGTTTCTGTATTCGCATCTTGAACAATGAACTGACAATGGAAGATTCTACTGTCTTGACACGTTCCGACACTCGCGATAGAAAAAATGTTGTATCCAATGTGCCGAGTTCCGTGTTAAAATAATCTGTAACTTCAGCTTTAGCTAACACTGATATATCTGAACTTTTCAATGTAGTTAATTTTGGATTATAATTAATGGCTGCTTCAAGTCCAATATACAAATATTCAGGGTCAACAAACTCATGTTGAATGCTCATAACACTTCTGGGACGAAGAAGGGTTTCCGTGATGTAATCTTTGTCTGCTTCAGTAAGAACTGCTCCAACTATTGGGTCAATGGAAATGAACACTTTACCATATATAGGAGGACTATTTTGCTCTCCTCCCCATACAGCAACTTCACGCGCCTTGGGAAAATTTTGTTTAATGAGGGTGCGATAATCTTGTGATGTAACCGCACGATTTCTGTTGGCATTGAATTTTGGCGCATTATACCGAATAGAATCTATTGATTCGCGCGTGTTGCCACCTGATGCAGGTGTATTAATCGTGATGTTGACCTGTGTCTCACCATCAATGTCACCAACCAATGTGAAGTTTCTGCAGCCATTGCTTGCTGATCCAGCGGATATCACATAGGACACGGTGACGATATTTCCTGAAATTAATTTGGCGCCAATGATATCATCACCGAACATGAGTTGAAACATCCCATCACTATTTTCTTCCAACCAAAAAGCTTTGCTGGTATTGGTAACATCGGCAATACTTGTGTGTTTTGTGAATGTCGTTGTTGTAAAATCTGATGATGATGCTTGCACAGAAACAGTGACCGTGGTGGTATCAATGGTTTGTACAGGAATAACAAGTGGGCCCGACACGGTATCAGAGCGAATTGTAAAATCATTCGCTGTACGTAATCCCTCAATTAATTCAACATCGGTAAACACGAAATTGCCAGCGTCATTCACTGTGGCAGTTTGAGACTCATTTACATTGAACGTGTATGCTGTGCCATTGATTTCAGCAGAAAAAATAACACTAGGCGTAATAGACAATGTGGATGTTTCCACCACATCTTGCACCACTGACAAATCAACATATGCTTTTGATGAGGTCACCGACCTCGGCGTATACCCCAACATCTTTGCCAATGAGATGACTGAACTGCGCTTGATGGCACTATCAATAAACATTTCATTGGCTTGCAAATTTGCCAACACAGCATTGTAATGTGTGTTATAGGCGAGTACGTCAAGCATGACATTTAATGCAGACCCGCTAAAATCAAAGTCGGTAAACTCCGTCTGCGCAGAAAGATATGTTTTTAAGTTGGATTTAATATTTGCAAAATCTAATTCAGTGATATTAATTTCTGCCATTATCGTAATCTCTCTAGATATGTTGTAAATGATGCTGGTTGTGCTATGCCTTGTATAGTAAAAAATATTGAAATTTCATAGGAATTCTCGTCATATAATGGAATAACCTCAATCAAATCAACGAGAATTCTTGGCTCAAAATTTTCCAATGTAAGCTGTATACTGTACCGTAACGTTTCCGTGGTAATGGGGTCAACAGGTTCAAATAACAACCGATAAATGTCCGACCCAATATCTGGTTGAAACAGTCGTTCGCCCCGAGTAGTGAACAACAAACTTCTAATAGACTGCTTTAATGAGTTGACATCAATCTTTTTCAACACCGCCCCGGTTTCCGGGTGTGCTGTAAAAGAAAAATCAATGTCTTTGTAAAGCTTATTTGGAGAAATTATTGTCATTATAGTTATATCTGAGGTTGTAACTTACTATTTATACCACCTAGTTCACCCTAATTGGAGTAACGTGCTTCGCCCACTTTGAGCATATGTGTGATT